GGCATACGCAAAAGGCGAGGGCGGCAGGCCAAAGGGGGCCGCTAATAAATCAACAATATTAGTAAAAGATGCTTTTGCCGAAGCATTTACAATTTTACAACAAGATGCCGAAGTAAAATTGTCTGTTTGGGGCAAAGAAAATCCTACAGAATTTTATAAGTTAGCGAGTAAGTTGATTCCCACCCAAATGCAAGTTGATGGTAATTTTAATATTGTAGATGAACCAATAGTTTTTGAGTAATGCCGATAATTGTAAAGCGATCTGAAAAGTTTGCCATCCTTTATGATTTACCAATCGGGACACACACGGTTATATTAATGGGCGGTAGAGGCGGAATGAAGACGTATGAGGCGAGTAAATTCATTGCCGTGTCTGCTACTACCAAAAAGAAAAGATGTGTTATTCTGCGTGATGAAAGAGAGCAAATAAAGAAAACCATACTAAATGAGATATGGCAGAGGTATAACAAAGCTAATAAAAACGGGCAGCTTGATAAGTTTTACTCAAAAAACGAAACAGAGTTAAAGGATAAGTCAAATAACGACACACTGATTTATACGCAGGGCTTCAGGGCTTCAGACAATACAAAGACCGCCAATCTTAAAGGCCCATCAGAAATTGACATTGCCGTTTTTGAAGAGGCCGAGGATATTAGAGATGTTGAAAAGTTTAACACATTTGCCGACGGTTTACGTAAAGAGGGTTGTATAAAATTAATATTGCTTAACACTCCAGATGTGGGGCATTGGGTATCGAAAAGGTATTTTACAACTAAACAGGTTGCGGATGGTTACTATGATTTGGTGCCGAAAAATATTCCAGGCGTTGTAATAATTAAAAGTTCATACAAAGACAACCCATACTTAGCAGCACATACGTTAAGCGATTATGACGGATACGGCGACCCAAATCACTACCTATACAATCCACATTATTACATGACCGCCATTAAAGGCTATGCAAGCACCGGGCGCAAAGGTCAGATACTAACCAAGGTCAAGCCAATAACATTACAAGAGTATCTAACCCTGCCTTACAAAGAGTTTTACGGGCAGGATTTTGGAACGGCATCGCCGGCGGCATTAATCGGGTGCAAATTTTACCAAAATACGTGCTGGGCAAGAGAGATCAATTATAAACCTATGGATGTGCTGTCAATCGGGAAGTTATATTCAACCTTAAAATTCAATCAATCGGATAAAATAGTTTGCGATTATGCTGAGCCGAATAGTATAACTAAATTAGCAACAGGGTTTCGTGATCTTTCGCCGGATGAATACATGAAATATCCTGAATTGGCACGAGGTTTTTATGCCGTACCATGCCCGACAAAGGATATATCAGCAGGTATAACGCTAATGACCGGCATGAACTTATTTGCATGTGAGGAAAGCACAAATCTCTGGAATGAAATTAATAATTATGTTTACGCGCAAGATAAATATAAGAACTATACGGATGAGCCAATTGATGATTTTAACCATTTACTTGATAGTTGGCGATACACCGTTTCGGATCAGAGAGGTATGGCAACTCAACAAGCATATTAGGAATTGTAAAATATTTTATATCTTTAACCAATTATGGCAATAATCAGCGAAGATCAACTACTTAACATCTTAAAAACCAATCCTAATAAAAAGCTAATCGATAAAGCGAGGGATGTATCACATAAGTTGATGCTGCATGTTATGGGTAGGAATATTGACCAGGCATTGACCCGTAATGAATATTTTGAGAACGAAGATGTATTTACAGAACGCAATAGAAAGCCAACAAGCAACGCTGATTTGTATGCCAGGCTATTACACCGGGAAGAGATGGTATTTAGCGCAAAGGGCGGCGCATCCTTTTATAATGGATTGAATGACGCCCAAACGCGCCAATTAAATGCAAGGCTTGATAACGTGCGGTTTAATATGACTATCCGTAAATGGATAAAAGAATTTGCATTACAAGCATACCGGGTTGATCCTATGGGAGTACTGTTTGTTGAAGTTGACGACAAAAACAAGGCATACCCAACTTATAAAAGCATTGAATGTATTTGGGATTATGAACCTAATGGGCGCAAATTAGAATATATTTGCTTTAGATTAAAACCAAGCGAGGCTAAGGCATTCCTTGCAGCGGCTGGTAAAGATATAACCGACCCTGCATTTGCAATTAATACGCAAACATACATACCGAACTATTTTAGATTTGTTGATGATACAACAGACAGGATAGTCAAGTTTGCTAATAATTCATTAACCATTCTTGATGAAGCTAAGTTGCCATTTATTGGATTGCCGAGTATTAGGGTGAGCGATATAATAGATTTTACCAATAATCAAAATCTGCTTTCGCCAATCATTAATACCGTTGAATTAGCGGAAACGTTTTTGAATGATAGATCGATACGGGATTTGTCAAAGAAGTATAGCGGATTCCCTAAAGGGTATGAGCCAATATTAACATGCGCTGTTTGTCAAGGTACTGGCTTTCTGAGCGCAAAAGCTTGTCCGGAATGTACGCCTTCTGGGGCTGATAAAGGTACTGGCATTAAGTTACGTACAAAGGTAGCTGATATTGCACGTTTTCCATTACCGCAGCCAGGGCAGGCGGGCGGTATACAGGATCCGTCTAAATTCTTTGGTTATATAACACCAAATATTGAAACATGGGATAAACAGGACACATCCCTAAATGATATTGAGGCAACCATGAATGATACCTACTGGGGCACGACTAACCGCCAAAGTACAACAGGACCAACAATTGGCGCAAAGCATGCATTTGCGGAAACGGCCACTAAAACATTACAGGACTTACAACCAATATATGCCCGGTTAAATATGACAGCAGACTGGGCCGAAAGTACAGAGAATGCGCTTTGCGATTTTATAGGCAAACAAATGTTTCCCGATACGTTTAAAGAAAGTTCCCGTACCTATGGCCGGTATTATATCCTCGAAACGCCGGACGAGCTGATGGAACAGTATTTGGATATGAAAATAAAAGGCGCACCTCAAACTCAATTATTTGACACGTTGCGTAAGTATACTCATTCTATATATGCCAATGATCCGATACAATTAGCCATCAAGTTAAAACTGATAGATGTTGAGCCATTTATACATAAGACTGTTGCCGAGGTGCAGGTAACTAATCCAGCAAGGATTGAGTTCTTTTGTAAATTATATTTTTCGGAATGGCTGGCAACTAAAGAAGATACCTATTTATTAACTACAAATGTTGTTAATCTAACAGCCGATCTAACAACATTTGCAACCGATAGGATGCCATTACCGGCTAATCTATTAGTACCGCCGGTAGTAAGTGAAACAATCAGAACTACATAAATTAAAAAAACCCACTAAAATGAACACAAAAACCAAACTAAAAACGGTTGCTACAGGCAACCCGAATCCAAACAAAGACCTACAATTGAGCGGCATTGATTATGCTAATCTAAATGGCGGGGCATTCAAGCAGTACCAGGATGTAGTAGCGGGGCTGTTCCTTAATGATAAGTATGATTTTGAGATGTGGAAAGCATCCAGCATGATTGAGTATGAAGAGGATAGAAAATCGAAAACACCTCGTAAAATTGAAATAATGGTAGGTATTATTCTGAATGGTAATAAACCGATCCAAACTACCCGAATTAAGCTAAAAGATGCACTTGAATTAAACAGGCAAGTAAGCCATAATTTAGCCGATGCGGGTAATAGTAAGTACTTTTTATTGGCTAAGCCTGTATAATGTTATTGCCTTATTTAGAATTGCCTGTTTGTCTAGGATACGCACAGCCAATACCAGGGCAACCTGCCGAAAAGATAGTAATAGGTAAGTTCCTGCCATCGATGATAACGCATTACCATGAGGGGTTTATGCCCGAAGTAGGTATGTTCATCTATATATCAGGCAACCCGTTACAAATAGCCTTAACAATTGACGTTTATGAGGCTAAAATTAAGGCTTATTGGGATTTGTTGGCTATTAACGCGAACGAAAAAACCGAAAAGCAGATCATTAAACAGAAATTAGGAATTGTAAATTAAACCCACTAAAAATATGTCAACATTAACAGAGACCATTAAAGATAAAATTTTTGACCTAAAAGAAAAGGTGAAGATTTTAAATTGCGACAGAGAGGAATTATTAATTAAACTTTGTGATAAGCAATATCAAATAAATCAATTATCTGATTTAGCATATAAACTACAGATAGATTTAAACCAAATTCCAACTCCGGGACAGGAGTTTTATAGTGGCTGCCAAATATCTGAAAAATCTCAAAGGATAAAAGATAATTTGGATTTACAAAAAGGAGTATATCATGCTTAAAAAAACCGAACTAACAAAACTTAAAGCCTTATTTGGCAAGGATACCGATAAGATAATTGAAGCTATAAAGGCCGAGGATGAAGTTGATATAACCATCCCTGATGTGCCCACGTATTCAGAAGATCAATTAACAGAGCGAGATAAAAATACGATTGCCGCCGCTAAGCCTGCAATACTCAAAGAGGGTAAGGACACCGGAATCGAGATAGCCAATAAAGCTATTGTTAAGAAATATAACTTAGGCGATGTTGATACCAAAGACCCGGATAAGGTTATCGCTGCACTTGATTTAACCGTTTCAAAAGGCGATGCAGGCCTTAAAGAACAGGTAACATTATTGCAAACCAAGCAAACCGAATTGGAGGGGCAAATTGAAGCATCAAACAAAAATCATAAATCAGCGTTATTTGATACAGATTTGATTTCTAACTTTCCAACTAACCGCAAAAACGGAATGAGCGACAAGGATTACTTATTGCTTGTTAAGAATAATTTAGAATTTGAAGAGACGGCGGACGGTATGGTTGTAAAGAAAGCAGGGCAAATATTACGTGACCCGAAAACACAAGCGGCTATTGCGCCAAAGGATGCTGTTAAATCATTCTTTGAGGAAAAGAAGTTTGTAGGTGAGGAACAAGGCGGTGGCCGAGGTGGTAATGATAATCCAGGCGGTGGAGGTAGTGGCATAACAAAGTATAGCCAAGCCGAAACACAATTTTTGAAAGATAATCCTGGTGGTAATCCTATCAGCCCCGCGTTTCAAACGTATTTAACGTCGGTGGCAAAAGCTACTGATAATTTTGATTATGATAATTAATGGATGGAGTATAGAGAGCCATTTTTAGATGATGTGAAAGTCACAACTTCTATTTTACATAAAGGTCATATTGCGCCAAAAGATCATGTATTTTTTATAGCAAAACTAAAAGATGGTAATATGGTTTATACATTATATCAGTTAGTTACACGTAAAGGATCAACGCCTGAAAATGAAACCGCTTTTATTGATGCAATGAAAAAGAAACTACTATCAGACGTATTAAACAAAAATGTAAAAACATGAAAAACTACAAAAAACAAAAGTATTCCGGCAATGAGAACGGATGGCACGAGCCAATAGTAACGCTAGGTGTACACGCTATGCACGAAAGTCAGGCCGCAACTCTTAACGATCAGTTTCGCAATACTGGTATTAAATATGAGGAAACAACTATATTGCCGTATGAGTTTGAAAAGACTACTACCGACAAAGCAGATCACGGCGAACCTAACTTAGTGGTTAAGGATGGCGAGTTTGTGAAAACTACCAATAAGCCGAAAGAAAAGGCAAATACGGTAGCCAAAGAAGCTAAGCATACCGCAGATACTGCGCCGGACATTCAGAAAAAAGCAAAGGTAACTGATAAAGATGCGTTTGTTAAATCAGATGGAGAGGTTTTGGGGGCAGAGATTGATGCGCCGAAAGGTGAATAAAGATAATCGTTGGTATCAAATCCAACTGCACGTAAGTGTATAGCTTAGTGAAAGCACATGGTTGACCGCCGGGTTAAGAAAGGTTGAAAGTCCTGATAGAAATATTGGGACTTTTTGTATATTTACGACACTAACTACAAATACAAGCTATAGCTCATAGAAAGATAGAGCGTTACTCTAATAAAGTAAAGGTAACAGGTAGTGATATTGGAAACCTGCTGGCCCGGCTGAAAGGATGCCTTCGTGTAGTTAGGCAACATCAAAAAGCGAACCTTAAAATAGTTCGCTTTTTTTATTTGCAAATATCAAAAAACATTTATTATCTTTAACGCGACAATAGGTTGTACCTATCCCGTCAATGGTTGTACCATTCCTCGAAGCCGTGCTTCAAATAATCAACAAAAGTTTTTTACTTAAACAAAGCACGAGATGGCCAATTATGCCGCATCCATACTTAATAGGGGACAAGCTAAAATTTCAGCGAAATTTCAGGCACCCGAACTAAGAGCGCAAATGCCTACCGCATTAGGTATGGCGTTACAAAATCAAAGCATTTCAATACCGAATGCACAAGAATTAAGAACATCCCCACTTCGCCCGGTTGATGTAATGTTTTTCACCAATATTGCACCAGGTGCAGCAACAGCGAAATCAGCAGCGCATACGGGTACAATAGGCGATTCAAGTCTAATCAACGTATCGTATGTTTCTACAGTAGAAACATTTAGCGTACCATTGAAACTAGGTGCTAACAACGTCTTTACCTACCAGGAGTATTTTAACAATATGCTGGAGCAACATGTACGTAATTTGCGTACACGCCAGGACAATGCAGCATTAGCGTATTTATATGCGCACCGTTGCCAATTAGCGGCAGCCGTTATTAATGCAAGAGCAGCAGGCGCAAATGCAGGATCATGGGATGGCGTTAACTTCGCGCTGCCTATTGACAATACCAACAGTAAACTATTTATGCAATTTGCTAAATCGTTTATGAATGCAAATTATTATACAGGCCCGTATGATATGGTAGCAGATTTGCAATTAGCACGCGGATTTGAGTATGAAAAAAATCAGGGCTCAAGCAATGCTAACAACTATTCATTCCAATTTGGTGATACCGCAGTGTATCAGACACAAAATCAAATCGATCCGGCTTTTGCTTTGGGTGCAACTTTAATGATGCCACAAGGAACATTTGCAGGATTGAATTGGAATGAAAAGGCGAATCGTGATGGATGGGGCTCAACAGGCAATGACGCATTAGGTATGTTAGGTACTATGCTTGACCCGTTAGGATCAGGTTGTATATTTGACGTATCGATGTATTCACAACGTGCCGACACATCGGCCAATGCAACAGGTGGCTCAACGCAAGACATGGTTTTGCAAGTTGAGTTAACAGCTACCATTGGTTATGTTACACCGCCGCTTTCATTAGCAGGCGACAGCGCAATTTTTGAAATAGCACAATCAGTATAATAATGAAAAAACTATTAACTATTGCGTTATTGTTTGTAGCAGCTACAACATTCGCACAAAAAGGATCAGCGGTTAAATTACCGCTGGCCGTTGGTGATACCGTTAGATCGAGCGGCACCGTATCAAAATATCTATCCCTTACAGGTGGATATTCAGGTACAGCTATTCAGATAAATGGGCATAAGATTGGGGGTACTCCGGGTGGAACTGTAAAGGTTTATGGATCGCTCGATGGAATAACCTATAATCAAATAGGTAAAATTGATACGATAGTTAATACTACCGATCAGGCCTTTTTACACTATATCGCAGCACCGTTACCTAGTCACATCAAAATACTAGCCACGGGAAGCGGTACCGATACAACAGCAATATCAGTATGGTATAGAACGCCAATATTCCAACACAACTAACATGAAATACACTAACGGATTTGATTTAGATGTAGTATTACCGGCATTGCAGCAACGGTTAGGATGGGTGCAACCCACTCAATCCGGCAGCCCTGTTTTGACCGCGCCAAATATTACATCTACATCAGGCCGTTATTTTGGTGATGACTTCCACGCTCTTTGTACTATTGAAAACATTAAGGCAAGCCAGGGGGATAGCGCAATAAGCGATGCTGATTTTAATACCTATCTATATAAAAAGCAAACAGGTATGATAATGCGCGCGCTTAATGAAACATTCCGCAAGGTTGAATTATTGGAACAATGCCTAATGTTTACCCGCTTTGGTAAAAACGATCTAATCATACTAAATACCGGGCAATGGGCAGGCTGGACTATTGAGGTAGCAAACGATCAGTCTATAAGCACCCAAATAACTTTTGGGACGTTTTATTTTGATGCAGATATTACTTTCAATATGTACTTATTTCAGGATGGCGTACGCGAGCCTATACAGACTATACCAGTAACGGTAGTAGCGTGGCAACATACCGAGATTGACTTTACCCAGCTGGTATTGAACTTCAAAACGGGCATGCGATATTATTTCTGCTATAATCAGGCTGATCTAGGTAGCGTACATGCAGTGAGGGAACAAGTTGAAGGCCTTGCGACCACACGTTGTTTTGAGGCTTATAATTTCGTAGCTAATGCGACAACCAACGGTACGTACTTTGACCATAATCAGCAACAATATCCTGCTTTACCAGTAGGTATCAATTTGGAGATAATCAGTTTCAAGGACCATACCCAAAAAATATTGCGTAAGGCTAATTTATTTGATGAGGTACAGGGCCTGCAAATGGCGGCGTTTGCTATGGAGTTGGTTAATACTTCAAACCGGAGTAATAAAGATCAGCGTCAAAGTGAGCAACAAAGCCAGCAGCAGTTTATTGAATTAAATCAGGCGTTTGCAACAAAAGAAGTACCGGTTACACCTGGGCTGAAAAGTAGGATAATGGCAGAGTTTAAACGATTACGTGATACATTCTATCAGCCACAACAACCCATATCAACAAGTATGGAGACTTGCGGCGATACGCTTGATACGTATGAGCAAATGTGGATTAATCAAAACCTACGGGTATTTAACAATCCCGGCGTACTTGTAAGCAATGGGTAACGTAATTAAAACACCAATAACAGGGATTGATATACCTATTCAAAAATATCAAACCGTTCTTTATAATGCGCTTTTAGCAAAATGGCCGATAAGTGGCAATACGTTTAATATGTATGGCCGTGCATATCGCAACCAAACGCCGGATGGTTATACACCTGAAATATATAAAGGTAATGATGAATATGCCGATAGTTATTTTGATGATACGCTTTATGGTAGTGCATTTTGGGGGGTTGGTGAAAGTACAAAGGTTAGTTTAAGCGGCGATATAACGGCAAATGTGTTCGTTATATTCATGGTTGATCTAAGCAAAATAAAGCCAGCGGCAACCCGCAATGATGAAGAGGCAAGGATTGATGTAGAGCGCATAGCAATGGCACGAAATAATGGTTTTTTTCTGACAGGAATAATAACAGGAATAGATCAAGTTTTTAAAGATTATAGCGGTTACAAAGCCGTAAAAGGAATAAAATTTAGAGATATGCAGCCCTGGCATTGTTTCAGATTGAATTTTCAAGTAACATATAATATTTACGACTGTAATTAAACAAACAAACAAAATGGCAAATGCACTAAATAACTTTCCTTGCGCTTTATTAGGCAGCAATACTGGTTTTGGAAGTTGCACAATCGACTTTAAAAACATTGTCGGTGCAATAGTAGTACCCGCTGGTACTTCATTTTCCCAAACGCAAACATTAACAGCGGCGGCGTTTATTACCGCAATGGTAACAGCTACCAGCGCACCAAAAGCTACCCGGGCGTTTCCGATACATGACTTTGCTGAGATAAAAGACGGCAGCGAATCAGCCGTTGAGGAAAAGTTGGGTTATGGTGAATCGCTTGTAGTGCGTGACGGTAATTACAAATGGCAATTTCGTATTATAAAGGGTGGTTTCTGCTTGTCTAAAGCTTTGCGCCAATTCAATAACATGAATGTGGATGTATTCTTTGTGGATGCAAACAATTTAGTTATCGGCCAACGTATCGTATCGTCTACGGGCGTAATAACATTTACTGGCATACCACAATTTCAGGCATACCAGGAGCCTATCAAAATTAATGACGGATCTAAAGGAACGATCTATATGCAAAACTTTGGTTTCTTAGGAAACGTATTTGATAGTTTCGGCGGTGTGCAATTAAGTGCCGGCGATTACAACCAAATACAAGGACTGCAAAGCGTAGTATTATCAAGCGGCGGGGCCAGGGTGGCAAACGTATCACTTGCTAAAGGTGCATTTTCATGCGGCGGCGGCGGCGATATTGGTGAAACATATCCAACACAACTAAACGTTGCTACGTTATGGACGCTACAGGACGCTACTACAGGCACGTTCTACAATGCAGCAACTGGTATTACCTCTGTGGCTTATAGTGCCTTAACAGGGATATTTACCATTACAGCAAATGCGGCCGATCCGGCCTATAATGTTGGTAACCCTGTAAATGTATCATTGGCTGCAGCGTCTATATTGGATGCCGCCGGTTTACATATTGAAAGTAATACTTTCGTAACACCTAACTAATCGATCATATTATGGAGATAAAATGGAATAAAGCGGCTGTTGCTACAAATACTAAAAAGCAATTTGTAGATAGCCATCAGCATTTAAAAGATCATGCCGACTTAGAACAGGTATGGGAAGATGCGCAACCTAAAAAGGTAGAGCCTAAAGAGGTAAAGAAATAGATCACAGTAGGTTTATAGATTGGTTTAGTTAAGAGCCGCTTAGAGATAGGCGGCTCTTTTTGTTACCGCCCGATCAAACATAATGACGGTATAATATCATTATACCTGATCGCCCAATCTATACATGAAACATACCAAGTTAACCCTTCATCTACTTCCATAAAATCATATTTATTATAAAGATTATTTGCAAAGTCATCATCAAATCTATCATCTTCACGAGGTAAAACAGGGTAATCCCATACGATTTCTTTTGGATTGTCATGAAACCAATCAGATTCTTCTTCCGTAAAAAACTCCGAACTTAATTGTATTTTAATTTTCATCTTTTATAAATTAGTTTAGTTTAGTTTAGCCCCTGTTAGCGCAGGGGCTTTTTAATATAAAGATATCACCGAATAACAAACGCTATATTCCAGGTTGTTTGAAAACATTAATCCGCATCTAACATTATTATTATGCCACGCTTGTTTATAGCAATTATATTTTTCGTCTTTTATATTTTCAGAAGTTACCGGAATGAATATAAAAGATGTTAGTACTTTTGTTTTTCTACACTCAAGTAAAATATAATCACAATCCTTATTTACATTAGCCAACTTTAAAAGTTTTTTATGTAACCTTTCGGTTTGATTAACCCTTATTATATGGCTTGAATTAAATAAACCTGTTTTTATTCTAAAACGCAGTATTTTCATAATAATTCAGGTTTAATCAATTCAATTGTAAAAGGCTCGATAGGGCGCATATTATACACCCAGGCATAAAACATATCCCCTAATTCAGGACGATTAAGTAAGCGGTAAAGTAAATCGCCGTTGCTTCTAAAATATATGCGTATGCGTGGATTTTCCATTAGTTAGCTGATATAAA